CTGGTTTCCGTGAAGCTGCCGCCTTTGCGTGCCCGTGCCGACTTGCGCTTGCTTGCGGACTTGGATTGGAAAGCGGCCTTCGCAGCACGGCCCGCAGCGACTTGATTGGCTGCTGGCTTGGCGGCTGCAGAAGCCTTAGGCGCCTTGCCCTTCTTGCCGGTCAAGTTGCTGGTTACACGAGTCAAACCCGACTTAGCACCTGCAATCGCTCGCTTGGCAACCTTGCTGCCAGCGGCGGGGCTGTTGCCGCCGAACTCCTTCTCAACCGACCGCAGCTTGCTGGCGGCATTCTTGTACTTAGCGCGAGCGGCTACGTTCTTCACGCTTTTACCCATCTTGCCACCACCGCCAGCACCGCCACTACCGGCAAACCTGCCGTTGGAGTCGCGTTTATACGAGCGTGCCATGGCGGTGTCGCGGTAGATACTTTAGTTTACAGCTCCATATCTAGCGCGCAGGTTGTCAAGAGTTAGCTCTGACCCGTCGTCACGCACCAGCTTGGCTAGCGCGTTCTGCGGTCCGTATTTAGCTGACAACCTGTCAAAGTAAGCAACCTTGCCAGCGCCGAGCGCTTTTGCTTTAGTCGGCAGGTCTTGCTTAGCCAGCCACTGCCCGTAGGATTCATTCGCAGGCACCTGTCCCCCTTGACTAGCGCGGGTGCCTGCTGGTGGCGGCGTAAAACCTAGCTCGTCGTAGTTGATGACCGGAATGGTCGTGCTACGACAGTTGAAGTGCTGCGGCGGTGTCGGGCCTCTGCCGTATTCAAACGTCTTGCCGTCCAACGCCCGGCAGATCGCACTGGTGCGGGTGTCCAGCGTGGCGACGTAGCGGTATTTGCTGGTGATGTCTGGGTTGGCCTCATACACCTGCTGGCTAGCGCTGTTGGCCACTTGGTTAATGCTCGTGCGAACGAGGGCGGTGATCTGGTTGTCGGTAGCTGCCGTAAGTTCACCGCCAGCAGCAATGATCTTTTTGAGTGGTTTGCTGATCCTCTCTGGTGCTTGGCCAAACCTCAACCGGTCGTCACTGCGCTCAAGACTGCCGATCAGCCGCTTAGCGATGGCTGGCGTCGGTTCACCGGTTAACAGCCCTTGCCGCACCACTTGCGAGAACCGCTCAGCCTGATCCACCGCAATGCCCCTGAACGCCTTTTCGACGGTGCGGCCATTGGGCAGCGTGATCGTTGCGCCCTTGGCTGCGGTGAGGCTGAACGTGCCAGTGCCAGCCTGCTGCGCTAGGGCCTCTGCGCCATAGACCGACTTGAACAGGTCATCGCTCAGCGCTACCACGTTCAACTGCGTCGGGTCGGTCGTGACCACGCTCTGCGCAAATTGCGGGCTGATCTCTACGGTGTTTACGGCGTCACGAGCGCCAGCCGGTAACGCCTTGCGTAGCTGATCTGCCACGAACTCAGATTGCAGCTCAGCGATGCCTTGCAGCTCCCTTGCCGTCAGCTCTGTGCTGTCGCCTGCCCAGGTTGCAAGCGAGTCCTTGAGTTGCGCCAAAATGCCACGCAACCTTGCAGCCTTGACCGGTGCGGCTAAGTCGTCGATCGTGCGCAGTTGATTAACGCTGTCGATGATGATGTCGTTGTAAGCATTGATGATCCGCCGCGCAACGCTGTTGCTAAAGCGGTTCAAGTCAATGGCATTGCGGTATAGCGCTTCCATCAGATGATGCCTAACTGGTCAGGTTTATATTGCGACCGGATGCTGACATTAGCGCCGCGCTTTAATGCACCCTGCACCGCTGCAGCGAAGGCGTCGTAACCGTTCTGGCCGTCTTCCATAATGCGCAACTCGTCCACTTCATCGGCTTTGCCGTCTTTGTACCACGTCAGTCGTATCACCGCCAGCACTTCATCTGGCAGTTTGCACATCGTGTAATCAAGCTCCTGTTTCCTGGGCTTCTTCGGCTCCATCCAGATCATCAGGTCCACCAGCCAGTCTGTCAGCTTGTCCAGCAGACGGTAGATCAAGCCCCGCATTGGATGTGGCCTCCAGCTCCTCGTCTACATCAAAGTTATCGCCCAGCACATCGCCTTCGGCAAGCTCGGTCAGCAGCGTTTCTTGGCTGATGGTGCCAGCGGTGTAAAGCGACAGCAACGCGGCGATGTCCTGCGGCTCAAGGCGTGCACCAAGGAAATCGCGGTTGACGTAAGCGCTACCGGCAGCGGTTGTATTGCCGAGGTACTGCGCGTGAAATTGCAGGCAGTTGTCGATCATGTCCTGCATATTCTGCGCAATCACCATCATGGTGCTGTCGCCTTGGCTGCGGTCGATGCGCTTTGCCTCGGCGGTCTCGGCGCTCAGCTTTTGGCCCAGCACGGCCGACAGGCCTAGCTCGTTGATCTGCAGCGCAAGCTGCTCAAGCCTGCGGAACTGCGCTTCAAAGCTACGGCCAGCAGGCTCGATGTACTCAGCGCGGCCTTCGGCTGGGAATGCAATCGCTTCGCCCGGTCCGGCTGATACCTCTTCGGCGCTGGACGGGAAGCCATAAAACGCCAGCATCGGCACGGCTGAAATGTGCAGTTGGTTGTCAAGGTCCGACTGCACCTGATAGGTCTTGAGGTTTAGCTCTGCGATGTCCTCAAGCGGCGGGCGTGACTCCATGAAGCCATGCCGCTGCGCATAGGCGATGCTGAACGGGATCTGGCTAAGGCTGGTGCGGCCTTCATCAACGACGGTGAACTCACCGCTGTCCTGCTTGCGGTGGATGCGGTACTCACCAGGCGTCAGCACACGGATCTGTTCGACTGCCTTTTCGCCAAACTCACCATCTGGCACCGTGACCACCTCAGCCAGCCGCAACTGGGTCAGCACCTGCCTGCCTTCTTGCAGCTCGGTGCGCCAGCCAAGGATCTGCCTAGGTGTGTAGGTCACCCAATAGGGTCTACCCCCATTAGCAGGTGCATCCACCAATGTACCAACATGGCCATACCTGACCATTTTGCGGGCTGACTCATATGTCCAGACGTTGAGGTCATTGCCTTGCAGGTCTACGTCGAACAGTTGCTCGCGGATCACGTCGGCGGTGTCATCCAACCGCACTGGTTTGCGGGTTAGCATCCCGGCCAGCATCCGCTCAAGGCGGATGTAATACGGCGGACATACGCTACGTGCTAGGCGGTTGTCGTAGGACTCGTCTAGCTCGCGTGGTTCTTGCGGCAGGTACCGGCGATGCTTTTTACGCATCCCATAGGTGCCTTGCAGTAAATCTTCAATCAGGATCCAATGCGGCTCTTGGGCGTACCAAGACGTATTGGGGTCATTGACTTTGGAGACGGTGCGCTGCGCTAGCGGCCGGTCATAAAAATTGAAGCCGGTATACACAGCGGCACCGCCATTAACAGTGCCGTCAGTCTAAGGTTTCAGGTTCTGATGGCACGCGGGATGGTTGTGGTGTGCCTTGTAGCCGCTGTCCTGACCAGCGACGTACACCATTGCCAGCAGCACGATGGCTGCAACGGCATTCACGAAACGATTGTTGATCATGGTTGGAATGGTAAGGGGTCGGCCTCGTCGGCCGTGAGCACAAGATACCACCTAGCGCCGCCGTGGTCAACCCTAGTAGAGCCTGACGCCAGTACCCCGGCCAGCGCCAGCGTGCAGCGGGTTGAACTCACGCCAGACCAAGTAGCCAAGCGCGTCGTTCATGTGGTCAAACCCAGCGTCCTTGTCCGGTTCGCCCTTGTCGCTGTAGCACTGCAGCTCAAGGCACTCGATGACACGCTTGCAGCCTTGCGCTACCTGCAACCTGACCTGACCTTTGCCGTTTTCCAGCAAAGCCTGAACAGCAGCCACCCGATCACGGACGGGAGGGTTACTCCGTGGTGACTGGTTTGACATGCCATAGGACTCAAGGATCTGGATGTCGGTCTGGCTGGCGTTGGTGCTGCGGCTGCCACCGCTCGCGTCTGGGTAGACGTACACCTGCTGCTGCGGGTGCCGTCTGCGGATCTCTTGCGCCAATGCGTCGGTGTCATGCGCACCGGCGATCTCGTCGACGACTAGCAGGCCATTGCCAAGCCGGACAGCGATCACAGCGGACATGTTGCCCACGTTAAAGTCGATGCCAACGCGGATCGGCTCGCGGCTGATGTCGGGCACAGTGGCCGTGACATGCTTGGCCCGGTCGAACCTGTCATACACCTGTCCGGTTGTCAGGTTACAAAACTCACCGTCAAGGTATGCCAAGAGCAGAGTGGGATCGTAATTCGCCCTCAGCCGCTCGATGAAGTCCGGCGGCAGGTGCGGGTTGTCCGCCGTGCGCATCTTGATTAGATGCCGGTCTGGCCTAGCCTTGGCCTCATCGCTGCCGAACGTGTTCCACATCCACCGGAAGCCTTCTGGCGTCGATGCCGCGCCAAACTGCCGCACGTTGCCGGAGCGGAGTCGGCCAAGGATCTTTGGGAATGCCTTATTGGCAATACTGGGCGTCACCGTGTCGATCTCATCCGCCAACACCCAAGCAAGGTTCAGACCGATGATGCGCGACCAATTCTCAAAGCTGCGGCACAGGATCTTGGTATCACCGCCCGGCAGGTGCAGCATGTACTCCGGCAGCGGGCTAGCGCGAAAGGTGTACGGGATGTCATACGCCTCTAGAAATGCCTCGAAGTCCGTTTGCCAAATGTCCCGGATCAGAGGACCCGTGGGCTCCATCACGCAGCCGATAAAGCCCTGATTGACTGCCGCCAGCATGACCGCCTTGGCACATAGCGCCCGAGTCTTGCCAGCGCCGTAGCCCGCGCTGATACCAAGGATCTGCGTAGCGGTGTCATCCACAAACGCAAGCTGCCTAGGGTGCAGGTCGCTGCGGATGCGGGCAACCAGATCGCCTGTGTCCTCTGGCGTCTGCTGCTGCATGAACGCAAGCAGCGGCACTGGTTCGCAGATGCCGCTGACGATGCTCACAAAACCTTGCGGACAGTTGTCTTGGCGCTGCCGTCAGGCTTAACAGCAATGCGATGCAGGATACGCGGCTCGTCGCTTTTGGGTTTAAGCAACCTGCCGACAGCGGTGACTTCAGGCTTCATCGGCGTCATCGAAAATAGTTTCCAGCAGCTCAGCCTTAACGATCTCAAGGCAGCCAATCAGTTCAGCGGCTGACAGATCAGAGTCGTTCATGGCCTGAGCGACTGCAGCAAGGAAGTCTTCCATGGTGTGACGTGGTGTCGGTTGGAGCTTAGCGCATCCCACGAGGCAAGCGAGCAGCAGCACGGCTTGCATTTTTGGCGGCCGCATTCTTTACGCCCCGCTGCAATGACTCATTAACGCTTATGTTCTTACCTTGCTTCCGCGCCCTAGCCCCAGCGGCGAGAGCGAAGTCTGTTGCTTTGCGTTGCGTTCTAATAGAGTTTGCCGTTTTACGAGCAGAGCCTGTAGCCTTCCGCAGGCCAGGGCGGTTGGCATCAATGCGACTAATGATGCGTCCAGCTTTTGCTTCACTAATTGTTCCAACTGCCTTGCGTCTGCTCGTCTTGGGTGCTGATGTCGATGCCTTCCCAATCTTCCCGGCAGCGCTAGGATCGCGCTTCACCCTGCCCTTAATGGCGCCGGAGGACTTGGCTCCACCTGCCTGCATGGTCTGCGTAGCACGCTTCTTGCCGCTGGCGGTCTTCAGCCGTCCGCCGCGAGCAGTAGCGCCGCCACCTCTAGAGGCAAACCTGCCTCGGTTATCTCGTGCGTACTTGCGTGCCATAGCTAGTGCTGCGATACAGGCAGGTTAACTAGCTCATCTCAAACCGCAGCAGCCGGGCTTGCTTGTCCAGTGCAATCAGCGCAGTATTGAGCTGATCCTTCTCGGCAGCGCGGCGCTCGTATTCCATCGCTCGTGCAACCGCAGCCTCAAGCCACTGAGAGCGTTCCATCTTGGCATCAGCAGACAAAAGCTCACGAGCGCGGGCAATATAAGAATCAACTTGACGATCACCTATCCCCCAGTTTTCCGCGGCAAATTGTATGATTTGCTTTCTACTATGAGCGCGCAAGAGCAAGTCATAGACAGCATTTGTGCGCTGTTCCGACTCTGTATTGTTGCACTTGCGCGCCATTTGTATCACTCCCGAAGTTGGATTGGCATGATGAGATACGTCTGCTCTGTCATGCTAGTCGGCCTTAGCACGACTGGCGTTGTTGCACTATTGGCCGACAGTGTAACAGTCTCCGCTTGGCGCATGGCTTTCAGTCCATCGAGCAGGTAATGCACGTTGAACGCCCATGACCCTGCAGCAGTGCCTTCGTAGGTGATCAGCTCCTTGCCGTTATTGGCATCGGCTTCTGCTGTGATGGCTAGGGCACCCGCTCCGACAACCAGCTTGACGATGGAGTTATGCGCCTCTGCGATCAGAGCAACGCGCTCTAGGCAACGGGTGAAGCGGTGCCGGTCAAGGGTGATGGTGTGTTCAAAGCTGGCAGGCACCAGCGCTGCCACGTCGGGGTATTTGCCATCAAGGATGCGGCTGTAGATGGTGATGCCGTCGCCTGCGTCGATGACTGCCTGGCCTGTTGCTGCTGCCACGGTGACGGTGCGGTCTTGCAGCAGCTTCATCGTGCTGGCTGGTAGCACCAGGTCAATGCCGTCCGGCAGCGCTACGGGCACGCGCATCATGCGGTGGCCGTCGGTGGCTTCCATGTAACCGGCTGCCATGTGGATGCCTTGGAGGATCTGCTTACTAGCGTCGGTGCTGACGGCTGCCATGCAGGCGCGCACGCCAGCGGTCAGATCCAGCTCAGCGCTAGGAGCCTCCACAACGGGCATGGCGGGGTAATCCGCTGCATCCTGCACCGCAAGCCCGTAAGAGCCGCTGGAGGCGCTCACAGCGCCGTCTGAGAGCGTCACAGGCTCGCCGTCGTCCATGCGACTGACCAAACCTGCCAGCAGCCGATACGGCAGTGCCACGGTGCCAGCAGTGTCCACGGCTGCGGGGACAGTGACCGTGATGCCGAGTTCGAGGTTGAAGCCGGTCACGGTCATGGTTGCACCATCAGCAGCGATCAGGCAGCAGCTCAGGATCGGGTGGCTGTTGCTGGTGCTGATCGCTGGAGCAATGGTGCGTAGCGCATGGCTGAGGTCAGCCTGTGTGGTGATGAGTTTCATGTGGCGGCGGTGGTGAGAATTGCAATCAGCCGGTCGTAATCGGCTGCGAAGGATGCGACCAGTTCAGCCGGGATGGGCTGCTGGTCATCTTGCGCATTGTCGCGGATGGCAGCGGCGTAAGCAAGCGCGTGGTCCATGGTGTCATGGAGCCGGTTGATCACGGGTTGCTGCTTGGCTGCGATGTTGATGAGATCCATGTGATGACATAAGCAACAAGCTGCTCAACCATGCGGCGTGGGATGTCCCCGCGCACATTGGCCAGCGCATCGGACACTAGCCGGTGATAACGCGCCACGGTAAGGCCGCTGTCGCAATTCGCAACAAGCGCACGGCTGCGGATCAACTCTGCGCGGCTGACGCCTGCCATTGCCGCCTGCTGGTCCAGCGCCATGAGGTCTGCAGGCTCAAAACGGACTTTGACTTCTTTCATCCAGTCACCGTAAGGCAGTTCCCCACCTAAAGGCAAGGTGGGACGAGGTGGGGTACCGCCAAAACCCAGTCACAGAGCGGGAGTTCCCCACGTACCCTACCTAACCCCACTTATATCAAAACAAATAAAGGAATAGAGAGACGCGTAGGGGAACGTAGGGAAATCTCAGGCCGAGGTGGGACGTGGGACAGGTGGGGCACCTGCCCGACATCGCCTGCAGCGCAAGGCATCTGGGCGATTGCGAGGTGGGGTACCCGTCCCACCTAGGTGGGGTACTACTTCCGGTAGACGTATGCCCTGCTTGACCCTTTGCCGCTGCGGTAGCGCTTGTACCCAAGCCGCTTGAGCACGTCCGCAACCTGCATCTGGTCCGCCTTGGTCTGCCGTTCTACTGGCTTCTTAATGGCTTCAGTAAGCAACTTTTCAGTTGTCAAATCAATCTCGCCATGTTTACGCAACCACGCCTCAATTTCCGCTTGCCAAGGGTTATCGACCACATAGGATTCATTCTCGCTACTTAGCTGCTGCTCATACTCTGCAGGCAGCCTGCTGGTCTCACCTGCACGGTATGCAGCAACAGCGGCAGACCATATTGCATCGCGCTCCAGTAATAGCGCGGCGGTGTCAATTTGGTCTGCTTGAGTCCTAGTAGTGGGTATAACCCAGAACCTGCGGTTGCCAGTTTCATCGACCAAAAAGCCGGTGGTGCGGTTAGTTGTACCGACAATAATGCCACGTCTTGGGAATGCTTCAGTTGCCTTGCCATACGGCACGCGGAACATATCAACCGCCTGCGATAGGAACGCCTTGACCTGACCTGCGTGTTTGCGATTGGTTACATGGTCAAGCTCTGCCCACTCCATAATCCATGACCTGTGGAGCACCATCAGGTCGTCTTTCGAGCTGATGTCACCCAAGGCATCACTGAAAAAGTCATGGCCAAGGCACGCCCAGAACGATGACTTGTAGGCGCCTTGGTCGCCCATGATGACGCAAGCGGAGTCATGCTTGCAGCCAGGGTGATAGGCACGGGCGACGGCACCAATCAGCGTGCGCTTGAGCATCTCGTCATAGATGGTGCCGGGCGTGTCGCTTGGCCGCAGGTATGCGGTGGACAGCGCTTCGATG